CGAGGCCAAGTCCGACGCCGCCTTCCTCTCCGCCGTCGCCGAGGTCGAGTCCGGGCATAACCGCAAGGCCATTGGCAAGGCCGGCGAACGCGGCATGTATCAGGTCGGCAAGGAGGCTTGGGACGACGCCTCCGCCCGCCTCAAGGCCGAGGGCCACTACTTCTTCCCATGGTCGAAGTGGCGGGACGCTACAGCCCAGGACATGATCGCGGCCTCGCACCTTCGCTGGATACGTTCCAACTTCCACCGCATCGGCATGACCGACCCGACCCCCGAACAACTGGCGCTGGTCTGGAACGTCGGCTGGACAGCCGCCCGGGAACGCGCCTTCCGCCCGAACGCCTACGCCTTCCGCGTCGCCAATCTTTTCCGCTTGTCCCCGACACTGCGTTAAAGAGTCTTTCCCAATGGCATCCCTCCTTGTGGCAATCGACCCAGGCGTGAACGGCGGCATCGTCTGGTCCGTCGACGGCGACCCGGTGGAGTGCGCTAAGATGCCCGCCTCCGACGTGGAGGTCTGCCAACTGCTCGCCGATCTCAGCTGCAAGGCCAAGGACGCGGAACTCTTCCTCGAGGAACCGCCCCTCTTTGCCGGCAAGAACATCCCCGGCTCCGCCATCGGCAAACTTATGTGGAACACGGGCGTCCTATACGGCGCCGCCGTCGCCATGGGGTGGAAGATTCATCGCATCCGCCCAGCCATCTGGCAGAAGGCGCACACCTGCGGCACCAAGGGCGACCTCTCCTCCACCGCATGGAAGAACAAGCTGAAGGCTCGCGCCGCCGAACTCTTCCCCACTGTCGACGTCACCCTCTGGAACGCCGACGCTCTCCTAATCTACGACGCCGCCACCCGCCGCGTCATCAACTGAGTTAACATAACTCAGACACACCCCGACTTTTGTAAACTCTCCCCTCATGAAGAAAGACACCATCAAACCCTCTGCCGAATACCGCATCATCGCGGACTCGTCCTACATCCTGCTCCCCGATCAGAAGGTCGCCCGCCTGCTCACCCCGACCGTGCGCAACGGAGTGACCTACTACAACCTCTTCGTCCCTGGCTACACCCGGATGTCCCTCGCCGACATCGAGGCCACCATCAAGGCCGGCGAAGTCGCCAAGGCCGAACAGACCAAATAATTCCCACCATGACCCAGCCCAAAAACCAAACCGCCACGGCCTCGCTCGTCGCCGCGCTCGCAGAGCTCGACAACGTGAAGGCCAACAAGATCAACCCGGCCTTCAAGGCCAAGTACGTCTCCCTCGACGCGCTGCTCGACGCCATCAAGCCCGTCCTCCTCGACCACGACCTCGCCCTGATCCAGACGCTCGTCTCCGAGGACGGCAAGGTCGGCGTGTCCACGGCCTTCCTGCATTCCTCCGGCGAGCGCTTCGACTTCGGTCGCCTGATGGTAAAGGCCGAGGGTCTGACCGCCCAGCAGATCGGCGGGGCCATCACCTACATCCGCCGCCAGTCCATCCAGACCGCCTGCGGCATCTCGGTCGACCTCGACGACGACGGCGCCGCGGCCTCTGGCTTCCGTCCTGCGGCCTCCGTGGCCTCCGCCCCTGCTCCGACCGCCCCCCGCCCCCTCACCCGATGACCGACCCCTATGACCCCATCAACGCCGCCATGCGTTCCCTGCACCAGGGGAACCTGCTGGCCGCCAAGGAAGCGAAGGAGAAGAACATCACCTTCGCCGGTGACGAACTCGCCCGCGTCCTCCGCGACCTGATGAGCGCCAACGGCCAGATCACCTGCGGCATCTCCCGGTCGGTCATCACCGCCACGCTCGCCAAGTGGGAGCGCGCCAAGCAGGGCCAGCAGTGAGCCGCCGCAAGTGGGGCTCGGTCAAGGAGGCCGTCGCGCAGCGCACCCACCTCCCCGCCCCGGCCATCGTCCGCGAACTCGGCCTTTCCCGCTACTCCGTCTACTACGCGGCCAAGCGCATGGGCATCCGCCTACCTAGCCCCTACGCCGCCAAGGCCAAGACCAAGTGACCTCACGCGGCCCGAGCATGAAGAATCAGGCTTTCATCAAGCGAAGCCTTACTCCTGCCGAGGCCGCCTTCGTGGCGAATGAAATCACCATGACCAAGTCCCGCTGGGATTACCTCTTCTCACTCAACAAATGGACCGCACCCACGCCACCCCCAAAGGCATCCTCACGATCGCCAAGACAGTACCGGGCCAGTACGCCCTCCTCCTCTTCCTCGACGGCTATCCGTACGTCGAACTCACGGCCCGCAATTCAGCCGACTACCTCACGGAGCTCAACGCGTGGAAGCGCAAGACCTACCCCTCGCTCGCCCGCTCCGAAGTCCGCTTCTTCACGCTTGCCCCGAGCGGGGAAATAAAGGAACTTGCCTTCAACCGATGACCAACCGCGAAAACATCAAGCGCCTGGTGGAGAACATCACCGGCTCGCTCGCCACCGTCCAGCACATCGCCGGACGCTATGAACAGCACGACGCCGACATCATCACGCTGTCCGACCTGAACCGCTCCGCCATCACGGAGCTCCAGGTCTTCTCCGAACAGATCGAGACCGCCGACGAAGCCGCCGCCGTCAAGCCTCTCCACGACCGCGTTCACGTGCTCGTCGTCCAGCTGCGCGTCCTGCGGAACACCCTCGAGCAGATGGAGAACGCCGCCGAGAAAGCCCTCGAGGACGTACGCCGCATCTCCGCCTCCGTCGAAGAAGCCGCCCCCGAGGACGACTCCCTCTGACCTTTCCCACCACAACCCAGAACACCACACCCGCACACCAATGCCCGACCTCATCACCGAACGCGTCATCTACGACGGCATCGTCGCCCTGAACCAATCCGGGGCGAAGGAACTGCTCAAGTCGCCCGCCCACTACCAAGCCTACCTCGCCCGCACCCGCGAGGACTCCAAGGCGCTGCGCGTAGGCACCGCCGTCCACAAGCTCGCCCTCGAAGGCTTGGACGCCTACAACGCTACCCACGCCATCGCCCCCGAGGTCGACAAGCGCACGAAGGAAGGCAAGGCCGCCTGGGCTGAGTTCGCCTCCGCCAACGAAGGCAAGACGATCCTGACCGCTGAGGAAGGCCAACTCGTAGACAACGTCTCCAACGCCGCCGTTAACTGCATGAAGGAACACGGCATCGTCCTCTCCAAGACCGAGGTCATGTTCACCGCCTTCATCGGCGACACCCTCGTCAAGTGCGCCATCGACGGAATCTCCGACGACGGCTACATCTACGACCTCAAGACCTGCGAAGACGCCAGCCCTCAGGGCTTCCTTCAGGCCGTCCGCAAGTACCGCTACAACCTCCAGGCGTACTTCTACCGCCACGCCGTCGAGTCGGCCTACAAGTGCCGCGTCCTCGGCTTCCGCTTCATCGCCGTAGAGAAGGAGCCGCCCTACGCCACCGCCGTCTACGAGCTGGGGCCGGAACTGATGACCAACGCCGCCTTCGACTTCGAACGCGCGCTGAAACTCTACAAGGACTGCATGGCCTCCGGCGAGTGGCCCGGATACCAGAATGAGATCACCACCATCGACATCGCCGCCAAGCCCTCCGCCGCCACCAACATCTCCTTCGCCTAATCTCCCACCAACATGGAAAACCAAAACGACCGCCCCCCGCTCAAGTCCATCGAAGTCAACGGCACCTACAAACTGAAGCTCATCAAGCCCAAGTTCGAGAAGGTGAAGCACAACGAGGACGGAACGTCCTCCTGCCGCCTGTTCTTCCTCGACGATCAGGGCAACTGCCTCTCCAAGTCTTACGGCTCCAAGTACGCCAAGCCGCTGGCCATGCTCATCGGGAAGTTCTCCGGCAAGTTCACCGAAGAACTGCGCCTCGACGCCACCCCTGCCGAGTTCATGACCTACTGCGAGCCGGCCTTCGGCAAGACCTGCCTCGTCGGCGTTGAAGCCATCCCGAACGGCGAGTGGAACGGCAAGCCTCAGTTCAAATACAAGCTGACGTTCCCCAAGGGCAGCCAGAAGCCCATCGTGCCTGAGTCCCACACCGAAGCCCCGCCCTTCTGACCCACCGATGACCGACGCACCCACGCCGATGGCTCCTCCCACCCTCGTCCTGATCTGCGGCTTCGCGAGGGCCGGGAAGGACACCCTGGCAAGCGGTCTGCTGGAGTGGTCCACCCGCCCCGCCGAGCACATCAACTTCGCCGACGCCCTCAAGGAGGCCGCGAACCAATACATCGACTACCTCGGCATCGAAGGCGACTTCTTCCGCGAGGACTTCAAGGTCGAGAACCGCGACTTCCTCGTCCACGCCGGCAAGTTCGCCCGCCGTCTCGACAAGGACGTCTTCGCCCGCCACTTCGCCAACTGGTGCCCGGTGATGAAGCACGCCGACCAGCCCTCCCCCGAGACCGTGGTCTGCTCCGATTGGCGCTACATCAACGAGCTGCGCGTCTGCCAGGACATCCTCTGGGAGCGTGGCTGGAAGGTCCGCACCGTCTACGTCTCGACCGCCGGCGTCGGCCCTGCCAACGACGAGGAACTCGACAGCATCGCCGAGATCCGTGCGTCCCACCTGTTTGACCAGGAGTACATCTTCAAGCCGAACTCCCGCAACCAGATCATGTCGGAGGGCCGCCTGCTGGCGAAGTCATGGAGGCTCTGACACGAGAGACCATCGATTGGGGCCTGCGCATCGGCATCTCGCCGGAGCGGATGGCCTTTCTCGCCGCCTGCCCTAAGTTCACAGTTTGCCACGGCAGCCGAAAGTCTGAACGCAGGGTCGAGGACAACCCGAACCACCACCTCCAGAAGCTGGGCGACTGCTACTGGTTCCGCCTGCGTCGTCGCGGCAAGGACATCGTCGAGAACATCGGTCACGACCTCGCGACCGCCCGCAAGCGCCGCGACGAGATGCTCGCGGCCTTCGACGCCAACAAGCCCATCCCCTATCTGTCGAACAAATGAGCACCCCGACCCGCTTCGTGGCCTTCGGCGACAACCACGGCGACATGGCCGACGAGAACGCCGTCGAGGCCCTCGTCGAGTTCATCAAGGACTACAAACCCACCGTCCGCGTCCACCTCGGCGACTGCTTCGACTTCCGATCCCTCCGCCGTGGCGTGGGCAACGATGCCGAAGGCGCCGAATCCCTGATCTCCGACGTCGAGGCCGGGGAACACTTCCTGGAGCGAACCAAGCCCACCGTCTATCTCATGGGCAACCATGAGCACCGGGCGACCGCCCTCCAGCATACCTCGGGCTCCGCCTTGGTACGCGACTACTGCGCCGACCTCGAGGCCCGCATCAAGACCGCCGCGAAGAGCTGCGGGGCGAAGACCATCCTGCCCTACCACGCCGAGAAGGGCGTGTTCCGACTAG